CATACTTTCTCATAGACTCATCAGGTCTGGTACTCGCTAAGTACAAACAGGGTTTGGCAGGAGCACACCTGACCCGTGGAGTAACTACAAGTATTCTGAACACTGCATCTGGGATCTTTGAGTGTCCTGCACAAGTACAGACCAGACTGACCAGTACAGGAAACAACGTCTACAGTCTGAAAGGTATATCCAGACTGTCTGTGGACTTTGAGGGTAACAGAACCTTCTTGACGAAGCAGTTGGGTAAATCTTTGCTCACTGGTGGAGGATTCACATCTTTGTATGACACCCAAGAGATCGCAGAGTTAGGATTCCACATCTTTCCTGAGAACGTGTCCTGTGCAACTGCAACGTCCAGTGGGTCACTGGCTGCAGGTACTTACAGTTACAAAGTGATCTATGTCTTCACAGATGCAAATGGCAGGATACACCGTTCTGCACCGTCCTCTGGAGTTCAACAAACTACCACAGGAAGTACCTCCAAGAACACACTGACCATCCCCACACTCAGGATTACAGATCACAGTGCAGTGGATGTGGAGGTTTACAGGACCACTAACAACGGGACTCTGTATTTCAAGGTGGGGTCTGTCTCCAATGATGAGTCTGCAGACACAGTGACCTTTGTGGATTCATCAATCACTGATGCAAATCTGATTGGTCTGGAGTCTCTTTACACCAACGGAGGGGTTCTGGACAACATAGCACCTCCTGCTCAGTCTGTTCTGGGTACGTTTAAAAACAGGATGTTTGTAGTTTCCTCAGAAGATCCACAGGTTCTGTACTTCTCCAAACAGAGATTGGGTGACAGTGCGATTGAGTTCAATGACTCGTTCAAGATCACAGTCAACGAAGCAAAGTCTATTACTGGTATTCAGCAAATGGACGAGAAACTGATTCTCTTTGAAGATAACAGGATTTTTCTCATCACAGGTAATGGACCTACACCCACCGGGGATAACAATGATTTCAGTGATGCACAACTGATCACCTCAGATGCAGGGTGTGTAGATCCTAGATCCATAGTCTTGATCCCTCAAGGCATTCTGTTTAAGTCCAACAAAGGGATCTATCTACTCAATCGTTCTCTGGAGACTGTCTATATCGGAGCACCTGTGGAAAGGTTCAACTCCAACATCATCACCTCTGCAGATCTCCTGCAGGATGTGAATCAGGTCAGGTTCCTCTGCAGTAATGGTGACACCATCTGCTATGACTACTACTACAACAAATACTCCATATTCACCTCACACCAAGGTAATGGAGCAACGGTCTGGCAGAAGACAGGAAATTACGTCTATCTCAGAACAGACGGGTCTGTGTGGGAGCAATCGTCTGCCTACACAGATGACGGTGCTTTCTATCCTCTTAAACTGACAACCTCATGGTTGAAGACTGATGCAGTACAGGGTCTGCAGAGGGTCCGTAAGGCATTCGTTTTAGGAGAGTATCAGTCAGACCACATCCTCAAGGTCCAGGTTGGGTATGACTTTGAACCATTCTTTCGAGAGACACACACGTTCAACTACTCTCGTGACCTCTCTCTGACTAAGTTTGCAGAGGAGAACCCCTTCGCATCTCAGACCTTTGCATCAGGTAGTGATGGAGATCTGGCAAACGGGGTGTACCAGTTTAGAATGCATTTGGGTAAACAGAAATGTGAGTGTCTGAGATTCACCATAGAGGACACAGAAGACTCTGAAACTGCAAAGCCTGATGTGGGTCAGTCCTACAGTATATCCAATATGATGTTGGAGGTGGGTCTCAGAGACACAGGCATGAAACTACCACAACAAAAATTAGTATGATGAATCCAATGAACCCCGGTGGTCTCACAGACGATGAACTACTGAGACTTGCAAGACTGCTCCAACAAACCAGAGGTGAGGGTCTGGCTTTTATCAATCCCGGTGAAGCACAGATGCTTAAAGATGCAGGAGGATCTGGAGAACCCATACCTGGAACTCAGGGTTTTGGTGTAGGTGGGGGGCCGATTAGGAGTTATTCAGACCCTGAATTAGAAAGTTCAGCAACTTCTAACACTATGCCAAGTAGTTATAGCGGAGGAGGTGGTGATCCATCAATTAATAACCCTGGTTATGATCCAGAAGTTAGTGAAAATTTAAATGTAAACAGGGGTAGAGATAATAGACCATCTGCTCCTCAAGGTGGTAAGGAGAGTGATGCAAGATATCAAGCACCTCCACCTCCTCCCAAATACTATGACAAACTTGGTAGAGAGCATTCCTCTCCAGGAGCAAGAGATGCTGCGAACCAACGAATTGATGAACAAAGATCACAACTTCAACAATCGTTCACAGATTTAACCACAGATGCAGATTACGAATTCCTAAAATCACAAGGTCAACTACCAAGTTTTGCAGACTTGCCAGAGTCTGAGGTTCAAGCTGAATTTAATAAAAAGAAAGAAGTCGCATATCAAGAAGCAAGGTTGCAGACCAAAAATTACACCGATCTAGTCACAACCACACTCAGACAGTTAGATCAGTCTGCACTAGAAGGACTGACCTTTGAGATGGTTGCAGATCAGATCGCTAACTATCTCCCAGAGGGTGCAACCAACCGTCTATCAGAAAATACTCGCAGAGAAGTCCTAGACTCTATGGGGAGACTTGCCCTGAGAGAAGCTAGGTTTAATCTCACCCCAGAGGAAGTGGATGCCTTTGCAAGACAGGCAATCCAAGCAGAACCTGTAGCAGATGCAGTAAGACCAGAAATAGAGCAGGTTGCTCCTGCAGAGCAGGTTGCAGTTGGTGAGGTAGGCACTCCTGACAGGGTAGTGATTGATCAGATTGGAGAATTGAACAGAGACTTAATTGATAATGTGGTGGAGGGTGAGAAGCAGTTAAGTGATTACCTGATGCAGAGAATCCGTGGTGAAGCAACTTCTCCTGCAGAACTGCAACTCAAACGTGCTACAGAACAGAACCTCAGA